GACTATAAACTCAATACCACCGATGTCTTTTGTGTTGTCATAGCGTTTACCATTTACAGGCTTTGCTATAAAATAAAATGGAGATTTCATTAAAAATTTATATTATATTCGATTGAAATAGGTATATTAGGATTAAACTCCTTCCACAAAACTACTTCTTCTTTTTGATTTATAATATATATTAATACATCTTTTTTATTATTTATCTTAATAAGATGGATTTCATTACTGTCTCCAAGCACTTTTTGACCCACAATGTAATGCATTGCACCGCTTTTATAATCAGGGCCTATTGATATTTTTCGTATATCCATTGTAACTATATATTATAACTTGCTATTTGTCCTCCTGTTGTAGCAACAGTACTTGCATTCTGTAATCTATCACCAATACTATTAGCTACAAACCCTGATGATATTAAATAATTCCAACACTGAGCAGGCGTCATAAGTAGTGTACCTACAGTGTTATCTACTGCAACTCCTTGTAATACGTTTATTGCAGATGGAACTCTCATTGTTCCTGTTAATTCGCTTGATGCACCATATGTAGTTCCAAACCTTACGTTACTTGTTGCTGGATTTCCTAAAGCTACTCCAGCAGCATATAATGTTCTATTACCACCTGTACTTATTTGAAATAACCAGCTTGATGTATTTGTGTCTATTGTTACTCTTGGTGCTACAATAGCCATATTATTAGTTGAATTAATTACGTTACCACTTACTTTTACATAAGTACCAGATGAATAATTACCAGTTAAAGCAAAAGATGAGTATATTGCTGGAGAACCAGTATTTGCAGTAATTATTCCAGTAACTGATATTGTTGCAGCATTTGTTACGTTAAAAATTGCGGGTTGAGTTGTTGAAGCATTTACGTTACCTATTTGATTATAAGTGACTGGTCCAGTTAAATAAACTGCTACTGTTACATTAGCAGTTGTATTTCCAGTTATATTTATAGTTCCACTACTTGCTCCAATAGTTGCATTACTTATAATAGCAGAAGTTGGTGCTGTAATATTACCAGTTACATTTAATGTTCCAGCAGCACTCATTAATATACAGTTAGTATTTGTTCCCACACCAGTTAGTGTTGAAGAAACATCCCCAACAATATTAACATTTCCAGTTGAAGTTACTGATATTATACTTCTACCGCCAAAATTATTGTCTAAATTATAGTTTCCATTACAATTTAATGTACCAGTTCCAGAATTTCTAATAACTAAAGCACTTACAACATTAGGCACTGTCAAAACACTTCCATTAAAAGTGGCAGTATTTGGACTTGCTAAATTCATCTCTAAAACAGGAACTGATGCTATTCCAGGAATAATACCAGTTGAAGCAGTTGTTGTTAAGTTACCACCATTTGCATAAATAAATTGCCCACCAGTAGCATTTCCTAATACAGTACCATTACTTTCTGTCATTTCAAATTCTGTAATGATTGGTGAGTTTCCTAAAAGCCCAACTGCTATTATATTTATTCTATAATAAGTATATGAAGTTGTATTTGCTAAAATACTGCTTGTATAAATTCCACTTGCTGGTATTGTATTTGCTGTAACTGTTTCTAATGTTGTATAAGTAATTCCATCATTAGAACCTTGAAATGTCCAAGTTGAAGGATTAAAATTAACATTAGTACTACCTCTAACAATATATCTTTTAATAATCTTTCCACTTGTAAATTGATAACCTAATATTCCAGTATTAGCAACTGCAGAACCCCATTGTGAAGCATTTCCATCTTGTGCAAAAGCATTCCAAGGAGGATTACTTCCAGTTGAGGAACTTGCAAAAGCTACACCACTTGGTGTGGTATTAGAAGTCATAGCTGGAGTTGCAATATTAGGCACTGAAACAGTAGGTATTGTATTTCTTATTGTCTGTACTGTATATGGTCCATTTATAGTAACTGTAAATCCATTTGCGTATAAATCATCAGCGCTTGTTGGAACTGCTCCGTTATCCCAAATTGCTGTGTTATTAAAATTACCCGTTGCTACTGCAAATCTTGTTGCCATAATTTATTTTTATATATTATATGATGCTATTTGTCCACCTGTCGTTGCTACTGTTGCAGCGTTTTGCAACCTATCTCCAATGCTGTCAGTAGTAAATCCACTTGAAATTAAATAGTTCCAAAAATCTGCAGGAGTCATTAATAGTGTACCAGCTGTATTATCAGTTAATACTCCTAATAATACTGTTGCAGGTATAGGCATAGCTAATGTACCTGTAAGTTCACCTGACGCCCCATATGTAGTTCCAAGTCTTACATTTGTTATCGCAGGGTTACCTAAAGCCACGCCTGCTGCGTAAAGTGTCCTGTTACCGCCTGTTGATATTTGGTATAACCAAGTTGATGTGTTTGTATCTATCGTTATTCTTGGAGCTACAATAGCTAAATTATTTGTAGAGTTAACTACGTTTCCACTTACTTTTACAAATGTTCCAGAGCCATATCCACTTGTCAAAGCAAACGAAGAATATACAGCGGGAGCTCCTGTGCCTGCTGTAATTATTCCTGTTATTGATATTGTAGCAGCTGCAGTATTATTAAAAATAGCTGCTTGAGTTGTTGAACCATTTACGTTCCCTATTTGTGTATAATTAATAGCTGAATTTATATAAACAGCAGGCGATACACTTGCTGTTGTATTTCCTGTAATATTGACATTTCCTAAATTCACAAGAACTGTTGATCCAGTTAAAAAAGTTGTATTATTGCCTGAAACATCTCCTGTAATGTTAAGTGTTCCAGCTGCAGTCATAGCTACAGTAGTTGCAAAATTTGCTCCATAAGTACCTGTAACATTTCCTACAATATTTAATGTTCCTGTGCCTGATACTTGAATTAATGATCTAGCAGTACTACCATCTAAATTATAATTTCCATTCAGATTTAATGTTCCTGTGCCTGAATGTCTAATAACATTAAAGTTAACACTATTAGGTACTGTCAAAACACTTCCGTTAAATGTAGCAGTATTAGGACTTGCTAAAGTCATTTCTAAAGTTGGTGTTGTTGAGCCTACAACAATAGCAGGCGAAGCAGTACAAGTTAAATTTCCACCATTTGCAAATCTAAACTGACCACCTGCCGCAATAAGAGGAACTGCATTTAATGTATTTCTAATTGACAATACAGTAAATGTTCCGTTTATAGTAACAGTAAATCCATTTGCAAATACATCGTCTGCCGCTGTTGGCAAAGTACCACCATCCCAAGTCGCTGTACTGCTCCAATTTCCTGTGGCTACTGCATATCTTAAAGCCATTTATTATAGACTTTTTTCGTTAATAAATGTTTGCAAAGCACCCATAATTGTTGCTGCTGCATTTATAGCGTCTGTATCTCCACTATCAAAAACATCCATATAGGTTATAGGGATTGAATTGTCAGGAAGACTTTCTGAACTTCCATCCTCTAAAACTCTATAAGGAGTTAATCTCATAGCTACACTACCACCTATATCAGTTGGTTTTACTAATGGTGATATTGCTAAATTGACCATAAAATATGGGTAAACATTCCCATCTACTTCTATTGGATTTGTACTTGTGATTGGCATAATTTCTTTTTTTATGTATATATTGCTGATTCTCTATTTGTCCAAGCTACGTTTGTAGCAATTGCTGTGGTAATTGAGCCACTTGTTGATATTGTTAATCTTGTTATAGTCCATACTGTTGCACTTTCACTTACACCTGTTCCTAAAGCTACCCCACAATAGTTTATACTACTATTAGTAGAGTTGTTTGCATTTCTTCTTGTAGATGCATCTTGTTTATTAACAAGACCATTATCAATATATGCTTTTACAGCTTTCTGTGAAGGTACTAATAGATCACTATCTGCTGCTAACAGTGGATCTATATCTATGGGTACTCCCCTTGTTGTTCCTTGTGCCATAATTATCTACTTATTTCTTCCCAATCTAATGATGCAACAACTGTATCACTTGCACTATCAGAAGCAATTACAAGTGTAAGTTCAAAAGGTGTTGCTGTTAATCCATTTCTTTCTAACTGAAACTTAAATAACGCTTCTTTTAAAAGGTCAATCTGACTTGAACCTTGGTTTGTTGCATTAAAAAATCCACTTGCAAGTATTCTACCTCCCGCAAAAGTAGTTCCTGTTATATTGTATTCTAGACAAGAGTTTGTTCCTGCACTAACCCAAGTTCCACCTGTTGTGGTTCCTGTTGCTATAAGTTGCCAATTATAATGACCTGTAGTAATTGGCATTGCAGAAAGAGCTGAAAGTATTGCAATACCATCTAATCTTGTTGTTTTTAATCGTAAGCTTATTACAGGATAGAATGTTCCTGCAGTTCCTAATGTTCTTGGAGAATTAATAGGGATACCTATAGCTTGTTGCAATCCTGCAAGCTCATACCCTCCTTCAGATAGAACAGTTGAACATATTTGTTTTAATGTACTTGCTCCACTTGTAGCACCTGTATTTGTTATCTCATATCTCAACGGTAAAGAGGCTGTTGTTATGTATGTAGAGGCAATTATATTAGCATGCTGAAACTTATGACAAACATAAAAGTTACCATCTATTACAAATCCTATTCTAACTGTACCTACACCTAACCACTCAAGATCCATAAATAATATTTGAGCTTTTGTTAAATCAAGTGTTATTCCACTTGGACCTGTGCCATTCATAGGATCAACATTCCAACTTGCTTGAGTGACAGGAGTATTTACTAACGCACCACTAACAGAACTTCTTTCAACAAAACTTACTGTGCTGTCATTTTGTTCTAAGTAATATCCATTAGCAGCTCCATAATATCCAACCCTCTGTCTTAATCCTGTCTTAGCTGAACTCATCACAAATGTGTTTAGAACAAGAAGACTTTTTCCGGGTTGGTATGAAAATATTTTTGTAGTCTCTCTAATAACCTCAGAACCTGATGCCGCTGTTACGTTTAAATCTACAAGACCTTGATTAGCATTAAATACGGCAGTACCGCTAGTAGCTGTAGATGTTGACCATAAATTATTATCTGCAAACCTATGACTAGAGTCAAATAATGTGTATGGATTACTAACCCTAAGTCTACCAAATGCATCTATATTTACAGAATTTGCATAAGATATTGCCGGACTTATTATACTGTAACCTGAATAGTTCTGTGCCATAATTATGATATTTCAGTACCCCATACCTGAAAGGCTAGGCTACTATTTCCTGAATAAACTCTTATTTTATCTGTTGCTGCTAATGTAACACCTATTGTCGCAATAAATGTATCATTACCTGCAAGAAGTATATCGTAGTAAAGATAGTCTTTATTTGTTGTTGCTGCACCTCCTTGAGATATACTAACTCTAAATGAAGTTTGTGTAGCTGCTAAGTTGCATATTGATATAGAACTACACACAGTAGACGTTGCCGCTGGTACAGTATATAAATCTGTAGGTGTTGTTGCTGAAGGACTTACCTGCCCTAATATTTTGTATACGTTTGCCATAATTTACGATCCCATTAATAAAAAATTTTGTTCAAATCCAACTGTTTGTGCTGTAGCATTTAATGTTCCTCCTGATAAACTTAGTCCACTACCAATAGTTATTTCTTCCATTACACCTGTGCCCACAGTACTTCTACCAATAAGTTTATTGGTATTCATAGATGTAGATATAACCGGTGTTGTACCTCCTGATGATGTTATAGGGCTTGTTGCCGTTACACTTGTAACTGCTACCGGGATTGTTGGATAGTCAATTTGTTTTACATTACCTGACGTGTCCCTTACTAAAAGTTTATCAGATGTTGCGCCTGTTGTAGGAGTTGTTTGTATTAATAATTGTCCATTTGCTTTTACTGTAAATTTTCTTGTAATAGAAGTAAAAGTATTACCTGTTAAAATGCTAACATCATTACCATCATAAGAGCCTACAAAAACTTCTTCTGTTCCAAGTAACCCACCTTTTCCTGCAAGTAATGGAACATAATAGTTTGGCCCAAATTTAATAATACTAATGGTTTTTAGATAATTATTTGAATCAATTCCTGCGCTATAACCTGCAACTGCTCCGTTTCCTGTATTTTGATTTCTTGCGGCATAACCTACAGACCCATTAACATTTCTATTAACCCAAAAACCATTACTTAAAGAATTAGTTGGTTGTAATCTACTTCCAATATAAGAGTCAATAGTTATTTCTTCAATAAGCTGAACAATTGTAGGACCCAAACTAACAGAACCATCTGCCATTAAATACTGTAGGTTTGTTCCTCCTGTTTTAATAAATGAAGTTGCAGTTACATTACCTGTTAGATTGATGTTGTTTATCGCAGTATTACCTACAGATAATACATCACCTAATCCCGGTGTTGTTGATGTTGGAGCATTTACCCATCTTATACCTAATGCTGTTTTTGAAAGAAATTGACCTGTTGTTCCAATACCTGTGGTGTCATCTTGTATATTCCCCGGTATTATCCTTGTTGAAGTAATGTTTCCAACAAGAGTTATACTCTGAGTAGCAGTATTCCCTGAATTAAGAACTGCCTGAAGATTGTCTACCGGCAAATAACCCCAATTTATACTTGAAGCTCCTTTACTAAGAAATTGAAAAGGTAATCCTTGACTACCACTCGTATCCTCAATATTATCAGGTCTTATTAATGTGGTATCAATTGTACCTACTAATGTAATGTTTTGTGTAGCAGTATTCCCTGCATTAAGAACTGCTTGTAAAGTAGCAGCAGGAAAGTTACCTGAAAACAAATTCAACAACTCCCCTAACGAAAAGTTCTTTGTCGCAAGAGGAGTAGCTGATGGTGTTGGTCGAGGAGCTTCTGTCCCTATTAACCTATCGCTTAATTGTAAAGGTGTGTCCGCTAAGGAGTAAGTAGCTATCTTCGACATTATGTATTTTTTAAGTTTTAAACAACAATTCTAACTTCACCTGTAGATGTCTTGTATATTGAATTGACAGCAAGGCCACCTGAAATAGCAGCAGAATTATTAGCATAGGTTGGAAGAGTAGAGTTTACTTTTGTAACAAACTGCCCTGTAGTTGTAGCAAGATCAATTACATCTGCAATAACAAAACTTTTTGTTGCATCAGAATTACTAACATCTGTTCCAATAAGAAAATCATCTAAAGCAGGAGGTATCGCATCAGGGTATGTACTAATCTTTGCCATTTTATTTTAGTTTAAAGTTAATAGATATAGAATCTTATCTACAAGAGCAATCATCTCATCTATAATGTTTTGTAACTCTGATGGATAATTATTTCTCTCAGTATCAAGAGTTGAACGTAATTCTTTTAAGTGAGCAGTTGCATCTGTGTTCTTTGATTCAGGAATAACTATCTCAACTCTTTTGTTTCTACCAAAGTATGCCTCAGTAAATTTATCAGTCAAATCAAGTATTCCATCATAATAAGCGTTCAATGCTTTGTGCTCTGCAAACGATGTTGTTTGAAGGTGTGCGATGTGCATTGCATCTCTTGATTGGAACAATGTTCCGATAAGTTTCCCCGGTGTCATATTACTCTGTTTTTTGTGTTACTTCTCCTGTTTGAATATTTATAACAGCATTAGCTCCGTATTTCCCTATTAATAATTGTTCGTGAGCAGAGAACTGAGCTTTAATTTCATCAACAACTCTAATTAATGTTTGTTTTTGCAATTCAGCATCAGCAATTGCCATTTTTACTTTGTTAAACTCTACGTTTAATTCTTGAATTTTTTCTAATTCTTCCTGTGTTACTTGTGTGTTTGACATTTGATTTTTATTTGATTATTAATTGTACAAATATATAAATTTTAAAATAATGTTTTGTTTATTCTTTTATAAGTGTAATATGCCAATAAAACAAGCAACAATATCAAAAGCCACCACCAATTATTTGATTGCTTATCAATGTCTTTTTTTACCATCTCTATTTTTGCACTCTTTTTTACTGTGGTTTCAATTGAGGCCTTTTCAGACACTTTTATTTTTGTAGTATCTACTAACACCTTTTTTGTTTTTTTGTGTCTTATCTTTACGTTTTTGTACGTTATTCCATTCACAACCATAGGTATTGTATCAGATATCGGACTTATCTCTATTTCATCAGTATCTGTAACAACACTAACATGATTATCTTGAGTAGTAACAACTTCTTGTTTTGTTACTGAAGTGCTGTCTGATTTAACTACAGTATCTACTTTGTCTATATTTACTTTTCTCGAAGCACAACTTGTCCCAAATATTGACAAAATTAGGGACAGAATAATTATTTTTCTCATTAGTCTTTTATTTGAAAATGCATCCAATCATAATTTTTCTCTCTACCCAATGACTCAAATCCATTTTTATAGAATATGTCAATCATTGGTTTATATTCAGGTCGTGCAAATCGTGCAGTCTTTGATGTCTCTTTTAATTTATTTCTTCCCGGATCTAAATCAACTGCTATTCCCCAAGCGTGC